TGATGAAATAACATTTCTGGGTGCTTATCCAAGATTGGTTGAAGGAAGATGGTCTGGAGCTGCTAAGAAGGCTACTTTGGAAGATTCTGTTCTTTGGACAAGGGATAAGGATGTTTCTCTATTACAGATGGTCATTGGTATGATTGAGCTTGCAAGTCAATGGGATCAGGAGTATTATGAGTATTATAAGCAGATTGTTTGTGAAGCTTTGCAAGCTGCTGGTTATGATCCACCTTCTATGCCACATTACAAAGAACTACAGCACATCGTTTCTGAAAGGACAGCCGAAAATGTTGGACAATTTCTTACATGGAATATTGAATCAGATAGATCTAAAGTTCCAGAGGAGGCAAATCAGATTAATTTATCGGAGTTAACCACTATTCCTGATTGGAGACAACAGATTATGAAATCTGAGGGTGCTTTATCCTGGGATGGAAGTGTACATTATGGATATGGACAAGAGGGAGAACCTATGACTGTTGAAGAAGCTATTGCCCATGGTTATGCTGCTGAGAGAATGCATTTCCGACAACATCGTGATTGTGATCAGTTCTCCCATGTTTCTTTGGAACATGTTCAACCTCGCGATGATTTTTATAACTATCGACGAATTGATCCACAAGGTAAAGTTCTTTATAATCGAGATCAGAAATTTTCCGAAGTTTATCCTCAAGGTCTAAATTGGAAGAAGAGAGATGATCGTGTTATGTTTCTCGATCCCAAAGATAATTTTCGACAGACATTTTTCGTCCCTAAGTATCGATCTGAGATGGAAGATAGTGAACAGTTTTCTGAGTGGAAAGTTTTGCATAAATTGGCTAAATCTAAAGTTTCTGATCGTTTATTTGACTATCTTGTGAGTGCTAGCTTAAGTGATTATACTGGAGATGAAACTGAGACGCTTGGAATTAAGGCTCAACGTGTTGAAGTTGCCACATATCATTCACAATTGTGTTTGGAGAAATTACATGGCCATGTAAATCATAGCGGCTTGGAACAACTTGAGAAAAGATTGGATGCCGAAAACTTTCATCTGTGGATAATAATAGCTCGACAAATTGCCATGGAGTGTGATGATTGCCTCTTGATGATAGCTGGAGGTTGTGCTGACGGCAATGAGGTTTATGAACGATTCATGGATTATGCTGACTTTCTTTGGCGTCTTTATTTTCGAGAAAGATGGTCAAAGGAGTGTACACCTGATGTCTTCGAATATTCTGACATCGCTAAAAGATTCAATTGGGAAATTTTTGTTGAACATTACAAAGAGAAATTCCCTAAAACGTCACAAGATCAAGACGTTTATACTGCATGTTTTGGTCCCAAGACTGAGGATAATGATCATCGAGGAGTTTATGTTTCTGAAGGAGTTGCAGATATTGTCAAAAGAGTCACTGATAATGTTGATATTGCTGGTATTATAACAGGCAAATCAACTACCAGACATGAACCGTCAATGTATGGTATTCCACCTGAAGTTCAACGTAGAGTTTTTGGAGTGGGAACATCTTATTTTCCATCATTTGGAAATAAAGTTCCCACAACTATGAACAAATCCACAGATACATCTTGTGGAACAAGTTCTTGTGATGTTGGCACTCAAACAACTAGCGTCAAAGAAAGACCAAGTGGTATTCTTCCTGGTACTTTGTGGGATGATAAACCTTCTATTTTTAAATCTGAAGTAGAAACACCAGAATCTGGATTAACATCTTTCCAGACTGATATCATTGGCACTTCTAAACAAACTGGTGCCAACATTGGACATCTGGCAGTTAATCAGAAGGAGTTTGATATTAAATATGGTACATCATCAATGGTCTACCGTAATCAATGGCAATGGACAACATCCCAGGCTGAAGGAACTGAATTAGCTTCTTTTGATGTTCCATATGGTGTATTAAGTATGGGCAATACAAATAACCTCCAAAATATGCCATTCGAAAGAACTATCTATTTTGCGGGTGGTATTGAATTGATGTTTCAGGTAAATGCAAGTCAATTCCAACAAGGACTTCTTTGTATTTTCTACTATCCTTTTTCTGAATCTGGTTCAACTTTAGAAAATATGCAAGTTACTGCTTGCACACATGTTCTGTTGAGTCCAACTTTTAGTACGTCTGCAACATTATATATACCCATGTTGTTCCCGCGTTCTGTTTTGAACAACCATACTATTGACGTTGGATCCACTGAGTTCTACGGACGGGTACATATTCGTGTTTTGTCTAAACTATGTAGCATTGGAACTCCTGAATGTACTGTTTCTATGTATACAGCTTTTCCTGACGCTAAATTTTCTTTACCACGTCCTGTTGCAAGTTCTGGTGTTCGTGTTGATCGTTTATTGATTAACAAAAATGAAAATCATTTTCTTGAGGAACCTAAAACTAAGAAATCTGTTAAATTTGTTGCGGAAGGACAATCTGGATCAAAATCAGTTTTTATGGATAATAGAACTATAAACAACAATATTCTTGGTCCACAGACAAATGAATATTCACCTAAGAACACAGGTGGACAGCAAGGGATGGAAAATAATATGGATCCAAATTTGAAATTAGCACCAACTGACTATCCTCAAACTGGATCTGGAGCTATTCCGATGTACAATCAATATACTGGAGCAAGCAAATGTTATGGTCCGGACTATTGTGTTTCAATGGCATTACATCCAGCTGAAACAAATTTTCAAATCCATGATACAATTGACGTTTCAGACATGAATTTTGATAAGTGGTTTGCTAAGGAGTGTGTCTTGACATCTTTTACTTGGCCATCTTCAGCCTCTGTTGGTGATGTCCTTGTTACATTCCCAATGAATAGTCTTCTTGGAATTCAACCTGGTCACACTGTTCCTGTGAATTTGGCCCTTCTTAATCAATTCTGCTTTTTCCGAGCTGATTTCAAATTTACTATCATAGCAGTTAAAACTGCTATACATTCCGGTCGTTTGAAAGCCACAATGGGTTATGGAGTCGAAAGTATTGCTTCTGGAGCACAAATGGTTTATACAAACCATGTCATGGATTTCACTCCACAAGAGTTTATTGGAACTTGGACTGTGCCATATAACCAACAAACTGAATTCATCCGAACTTATGAGGGACCAAACGTCAAAGATCCAACTCAAGATTATTCACTTGGTACTTTTGAAGTTACAGTTGCGAACAAGCTTATTACAACTGAGACTATTCCTGATTTCGTGAATTGTCTTTTGCTTGTTTCTCTCGAAAATGTCCAAGTTGCTTGGCCACGTGGTTTGTCTTTTGTTGGTCCTGATAATGCTGGATTGTGGGATGATATTCGTCCTGTTTATAATGTTATTCCCACACCACCTGAGGAAGAGGTTAAATTTAGAGCTGAAGGAGAAGATCAGATTGGATCAGCTATGACCAATGTTGAAACATCAATTCCATTGGATTCTACTGAACAATTAGTTCCGACTGGGATGAACATTCTCGCTACTGAGAAGGAAACACCTCAAGAAACCAGAGGTCCTTATTCATTGAGAGTTGGAACAAAATTTTCCTATCAACCCAAAACTGTGTTTGAAATGATTCGTCGTAAAGTGATGGTCGATCTTAACTTTACTGCGAAGTCTATTGAACCAAATGCTGCGTCTCCATGGGGACCTGACATTAACGCTGTTCTTTACATACCTGTTCGCCCAAATTCTTGGTTCAATAATTTTTATTGTGGATGGGCCGGAGGTTTGCGTTATCGATTCATATTGAATCAATCTTCTTGTCCAGTAATGTATGTCCCAGTTGCTGGCAAAAATAGTGCTCTGGTTGGTGATACCTATCTTGCTCATATGATCTTAGCAGGAATGGTTGAAACTGGAACTACTTACCAAGCTAAAACTCTTGGTAATGTAGGGTGTAATATGGCCCTTGAACAAACATATGATCAAGGACGTAGTGTTTTTGGAGACTACTACGTCCCTTTTGCAAGTCATTTTAATTGGATTGAACTTGCACAATACCATTCTAAACCTGCTTACTACACAGGTGATTTTACTGGTTACCTAGTTTTACTAGGAAAAGCCGGTTCAGCCTTGTCTGAAGAGATCAAGAAATTAGAGGCTGATCCTACTTATCCGACAAAGATCCAAGTCTACCAGGGCTTTGCGGATGATGGGACTTACGTTTGCTGGAGACCTATTCCTGAATTGGTCGTTTATCCCTATAAGGGAGCATTACCAGCAGTCACTGCTGATACCACATTTAATCTTGGTGGTTGGCAAGTGGAAGTCAAGAAACCTTAG